ATGCCTTTTCCAACCACAAATGCAACACAAGAGTTGCCAGCTATTAATCAAATACTCACATCCTGTGGTCAGGCTCCTGTAACTACACTAGACCAAACCAACCCGGAAGTTGCGATTGCCTATGCTACCCTGTTACAGGTGTCAAGGGAGGTACAATCCGAAGGATGGACTTTCAACAAGGAGTATCACTACGAGTTTACAAAAGATAACAACGACGAGATACTGATACCTAATAATATAATACAAATCAAACTTACAGAAAACGCACAAAACAAACCTTATCATGCTGTGCGTAGAAGTGGTAAGTTATATGACAGACAAAACCATACATACAAATGGACATACAGTCCTATCGAATGTGATGTAATATGGGAATTTGATTATATAGACTTACCAGATCCAATCCGAAACTTTATAACAGCCAGAGCAGCTACCCTAGTATCTGGTAGAATCGTAGGAGACGACGATCAGTACACACGTCTGCGACAAGAAGAAGCTCAACAAAGAGCTTTAGCTATGGAGTATGAAACTAATCAAGGACAGTTTACTATGTTTGGTCATCCACAAGATTCTCAAAACTTCTACCAAAGCTATCAACCATTTCACGCTTTACAACGATAATGCCAGCAGTAACTCAACGAGTTGACAACTATCTAGGTGGAGTATCTAGACAATCAGATGACAAGAAACTTCCCGGTCAAGTCGAGGAGTGTATTAACGGTTATCCTGACCCAACCTTTGGTCTTACAAAGAGACCCGGCTTTCAGCATATAGGTAATCTAGGTACAGGCACTACATACGACAACTCAAAATGGTTCTTTATATCTAGAACTGAAACAGAAAAATACATAGGGTGTATCACACCAGCAGATATGTCCGCTTCTCCTCCCGTCCTAGGGACGATTGCTATATGGAATGCTATAACCTTTGCCCCAGCTAACGTATCGTACGGTACAGGGGCACAGGCATACCTTACAGGAGGACGTACAGACTATGATGTACTGACTGTACAGGACAAATCTTTTATAACTAATAAAACTGTAACAGCTAATAAGACAGCTGACCCTACATTTAATGCTAACAGAGTTGGTATAATTAAACTTAGTGGTGTATCCTCTGATACTAAGTATAATGTAAGTGTAGCTGGATCTGCTATACCTGAATATACTTCTCCTAACGATGCTACCTATGATGATGTTTTAACTGAACTCAGAACTAGAATCAATGCACTTAATATATCTAACTTAACAGTAACTAAACTTAAAGACTGCCTTCACTTAGCACGTACTGGTGCATCATTTACTCTAACAGGTACAGGTGGTATATATGGTACACAATTAACAGTGTTTCAAAATTCAGTACCTACTATAGGAGATCTACCTACAGAATCACGAAACGATCATACAGTTAAAATAATTAATAGTGGTGCTTTAACATCTAGTTACTTCTTAAAATTTGTTGCAACTAACGGCACGTCTGGACCGGGCTACTGGACAGAAGGTTTAGGTCATGGCATGTCTACAGGACTAGATGCGTCAACTATGACTCATCAGTTAAGAAATAGTGCAGTTAATACTTTTGTATTTGAACGTGTAACATGGACTGCTAGAGATGTAGGTGATGATGATACTAACTCTCACCCATCATTCGTAGGTCGAAAGATACAACAATCATTTTTTCATAATAACAGATTAGGTTTTCTATCTGATGACTCTGTATCTATGAGTCAATCAGGTGACTTCTTTAATATGTATCATACATCTGCACAGACAGTTACTGATGCAGACCCTATTGATCTGAGTGCAAGTACAATTAAACCTGTTGCACTTCATAGTGTATTACCATCTACTCAAGGTCTAGTGCTATTTAGTGCTAACCAACAGTTTCTTATGGGAGCTACTGACGGTATACTTACACCAACTAAAACAGTTATACGTGCAATAGCTAACTATGAAATGGATACGGTTATCGACCCTGTTGATACTGGTACTACAATTAACTTTATCAGTAAGACACCTAGTTATACTAGAGTCTTCGCTATGGTCACACGTGGAGAAAATGAAAACCCACAGGTAGTTGACATTGGTAGAGTTGTAAATGAGTGGATACCGGCTACAGTTGATACTATGATTCCTAGTCCACAGAACCAATTTATTGCATTTTCTGGACAAAGTTCTCGTTACATATATTTCTTTAGACAGTATGTCGAAGGTAAAGAAATACAGTTACGGACATGGTTTAACTGGGAAGCCCCGGGTAATGTACAAACCATAGCTGCTGACTCTGATGAGTTTTTTGCAGTTACTAAACAAGGTGGACAGTTTATCTTAAGTAAAGCTAGTCTAAGTCAAAGTCCAGAAGATGCTATTATTGTTAACAATGATGGGCAAAAACTAAATCCTTGTATAGATCTATATGCTACAGCTAGCTCTGTTACATTCGACACAGCTGGTAACTTTAGTAAGTGTTTTATACCTTATAATGATGCTACTAATTTAACACCTGTAATTATAATTAAAGGTACTACAGCTACAGGTCAGTTTATTGAATCTGGTTTTACTATTACACCAGAACGTGTGGTAGAAAGTGGTAACACATATTTTAAAGTACCATTTAAAAACTTGACAAGTGTAGCAAGTGATGTTATAGTAGGATATAAATACGACTTTGATATTATATTACCTAAGACATATTACAGAGTAGATGATGAGATGAAACGCAGTGACTTTAGTGCTAATCTTACAATAGCACGTATGAAGTTTGCTGTAGGTTTATCAGGTGTAATGGGTTTTAAATTAAGATCTAAAGGTATACGACAAGGTAAACGAGAGTATACAGGTGATGGTAGTACAACAGTATTTAACTGGGACCCATCAGATATCAGCTATGTTGACAGAGATCAGTTAAAAGTTAAGATTAATAATGTTGTGACTACAGCTTTTACAGTCAATAGTGATACACAACTAACACTTGACACAGCTCCAGCAGCTGGATCTACTGTACTTATATATTTAGATGAGTGGTATAACTTAAATCCTGTAGTCATAGCTGACAGTTATCTAGCTAACGATATACCGCTAGCAGATCAGACAGTATTTACATTACCTATACATCAAAAAACAGACAACTTTACACTACGATTATTTAACGACACACCGTTCCCAGTCTCTCTAAACTCTATGATGTGGGAAGGAATATACTCACCTAGATTTTACAGGAGGACTTAATGGTATTACCAGCTATAATTGGAGCAGCTGTTGGTATATACGGAGCTAGCAAACAGGCGAGTGCAGCCAAGTCTGCACAGCAAGAGCGTAACAATGCGACAGAAGCTCAGTATGAATACAACAAAGAAAGATGGCAAATGGACAAGCAGAAAATGCTTGCCGACCGTGAATTTAAAGTAAGAGAAATAGAAGAAAGAGCTAGGCAAGAAGGACAACTCGCAGGTTTTAAAGATGCCTCAGCTGCTAGACAATATAATTATCAGCTACAGATACGTAACAAACAGCAAGATACGAATGAACGTATGTATGCTAAGTCTAACGCTATATTTGAACAGCAGTTAGGTCTGAATGCTTTGCAAGAAAGATCAGCTAGAATGGATGAGCGTCAGCAGTTATCAGAAATACAAGCTGAGAAACGATATGAACAAAATACAGCCTACATTGATGGTATCTTAGCCGAAGGTGCGATACGAGCAAGAGGGCAAACTGGTAGATCCGTAGCAAAAGCTAGAAGTGTAGCAACACTGAAAGCAGCGACAGCTTTAACATTATTAGATCTATCATTACAAAATGCTACAACTGCATCTGAAAGTGCAATCCGTAACATTAAACAAGATAGAACAGTAGCTGACTTAAATGCTTATGCAACTAAGATGCTAGATCCGGGTGTATTACCTATGCCTGTACAGCCATTACCAACACCTATGTCAACATTTATGTACCCAAGAGTATATGAAGATTATGACTTTGGTCCTGAGCCGATTAGAGGAGCTATGATATCTCCATCATCTGCATCAGCACAAGTATGGGGTTCAAGTATATCTAGTCTTGCAGGGATGGCATCACAGATAGTTAGCGGATTTACTCCTAATGTATAATGGTAAGAAGAACAGAAAAACCACAACGGTACGCCAAAGGTGGTAGGTTCGGGGGTACACAATTATCGAGAGCTGGCATAAGTGCTATACAACAGCAATCGAAAACTACAACCGACGCATTAAAAGAGCAGGCTCGTCAACAAAAAGAACTTGACCAGACGAGAATAGCAGGCATGGATAGGCGTAACAAGCTTATGCAAAAGAATGCCGAAGAAGTATATAAGCTTGAAACCGATGCACCTTATAAAGCACGTATGAATGCTTTAAAGATGAATGCAGAAGTTCAGATTAAATCTTATAACGATCAAGCAAAAGAGTATGATAGATTAGCTGGAGTGTGGGGCAGACTTAGCCCTACACTAGCTAGGAACTTTCAATCCTTAGCACAGAATACAGAAGACTACATTAACACAACAAACGCTATAGATGAGTTTAACACTCTAGCTTCTGACGGTACACTTGATAAGATTAAATATACTTATAATAGAGTTGGGCAAAGCAGTGCACTTGATGATGCTGCTAACCAACAAACTAAATTAGTTGAACAAGCACTAGGTGGAGACTTAGACGCTGAACAAGAGTTTGACTATATGGGACAGGTTTTGAAGACTCGTAACCCAGTTCTTCAAAAACTAATTTTTAATGATATCAAACAAAACTTCGATAGTATAGAGCAAGACATGCTTGCGTCTGTCGAAAATGATATTGATAAGTTTACAGCAACTAGACTATATCAGACTAGAGCTATACAAATACTTAATAGACTAGGTATTAATCCTAAGTCTGAAACTGGTTTTAAAATACAAGAGTTGTTTAGACAGAAAGGACTTGTAAAAGAGTCACAGCTATCTCTTGAGCAACAATATATGGACCGTACAGCTGTCATTGATGGTGGATTAAACCAGATCGAAGCTGCTCTAGAGTCTGGTAACTATGCAGAAGCACAGGCTGTCTGGAAAACTGTACAGAATAATGTATACTCATTACCTGTAAAAAACAGAGAAGGTGTATACAGTCGAAAGGTAACTCTAAACAAAGCAGACGAGTTCTATACATGGGCAGAAAGCCTTGTAGGTGACAGTCGATTTGCTGGTGAAGCTGGTTGGATAAAGTATCAAAAAGTAGTACTAGGTATAGATGAGAACAATCCACATGGTTATGAGATTACAGGAGCTACTGGTAATAAGAATGCAAAGCATAATCGTATTATAGGTAAGCATCCTAACTTTCTTATCGCACTACGTGAAAAGTGGGAGAAAGCTGATAATGCTAATACAAAAGCAATCGAACATGTAAATGATCGTAGACTACAAGCTGAAGCTAAAGAGTATATAATCAAGCTTCAGAACGGTTCATACTTTAATCCTGACAGAAGTCTTAAACAGGAATTTTATTCTGACTGGCAGAAAACAAACGGTAACAAGTATGCAAGAGAAGCATTTGCTGAACTAATCGGATATGATTCAGAGAATGTAGATGAAAATACATTTAACTCTACTCTTCTACAAGCTTACAGAAATGGTGATCTTATGGCTACATACATGACATGGGCTGTAGATTATAATGATGACCAGCAAGAGATAGGTTTTATCATGAAAGACTTACAGGGATTAGCACAAGCTAGAGGTACTGAAGTCAAAGGTCTTGATGAAAAACTACTACCATTCTTTGAGAAGAAGCTAGCTAAAGTATTAGGAGCTGACTCTTTAGAAGATGTTATGGATGAGTCAAGCACAGATAAAGCTAGAGAAATGCTTGGTGCTACATTAGCTGTATTTAGCGAAACAGCTGGATCAGGTAAGAGTGTAGAAGAGCGTTACAACGATGCTGTTTCTGTGATTGATGTATTACTTGGTATAGATAGTAAAACTGGAGTACCAGTACCATTTGATAACAGAGGTTATCGTGGTCAAGGTGCATTCAAACAGAAGCGTACAAAAGACGGTAAAGTTTTATTTGTTAGAGATGCTGGTGTTGTATTTAATGGTATTACATCTATAGAAATTAACGACAGATTAACTGGTAACTTTGGTAATGAACTAAAAGGTGATAAACGTCAAACATCTTTAATGAATTTAATTAATGAACAAGTAAAAGATGGTAACGTATCTGCTGATGACTTTTACAACTTTGTAAACGGTGAACCTAATAACAATAGGTTTTTAAATCATATTGAATCAGAACAGCTAGGAGATGTAAACGCTGTAAAATTAAAAAATGCGATTAAATCTAAACTTAATACTAAAGCTGCTCAGAAACAGACAGCTATACAATGGGGAGCTGATGAATGGTGTGACCATCATCTAGGTCCTACAGCTGAAGGTGTATATGGTAAAGACTTAAGTAAGAAAGCTTTTGGAGTATGTATGCAAGCTTTGCAAAAAGATGCAGCCGCTCAAGGTGTTGAGTTATATCAGTTATTACTAAATAAACAAATACGAGATAAATTTCTACAATGAACGAAGAAGAACAAACTTTAGAAGGTCTTGATTTTCTTGCACCAGAACAAGAAGAGCCTACCTCTAAAGATGCTAACCCTGTCTTCGCTGCTCCTTTTGGATACAAATTTGGTAATAGCTCCGTAGATCTGAACATCAAACAGAATCACGATACTATGCGTCAGGAATATGACGACTGGTGGAACTTACCAAGTGGTACAGAGAAGGACAAAAGACAGGAAGAATTTAATCAGAAATACTTTGGTATGTCTACTCAAGAAGTAAGAGATAACAAACGTCAAGTTTCTGCTAACACAAGTCTATATGGATCATCTAACCCATTAAAAATATTAGATAACACATTACAAGGTTTATCATCCTTTGGTTTAGGAACTGCTGATTTTGTAATGGATGCTGCTGGTACTATTATACCCGGTATGGATAAAGTAGATGATGCGTGGGATCAGGCTACAATGCTTGACAACCCTACACATCAAGCTATACGTCGCATATCATCACTTGTAGTACCCGGTATTTTAGGTGGTAATATGATGCAAGGTGCACTCAATGCAAAGTTTGCTGGTGGTGCAATGCTTAGTAAACCATGGTTTCAAAAACTTCTAGCTACTGGTGCAGCTCATGGTGTTATGGATATGGGTATTACATATTTAAATGACATATCTGAAGAGCAGACTATGACTGATGACCTGAGTCAGATGTTTCCTAAAACATTTGGACCCGGTGGTAGACTACCTTTAATAGATTTCTTTAGAACTAATACAAGTGATAGTCCACAAATGCGTAAGCTAAAGAATACTCTAGAAGCAGCACCGTTTGCTGCTGTCGGTAGTGTTATAGGTGGTTACGCTGATTTAAGTAAAGGTGCTAAGTCTATGGATTGGTTTGAACCTTTAGATGAAGCAGCTAGAAAATACAAACAGACAAACCTATCATTAGGTGCTGAAAATGATATGTTAATTAGGATTCAAGAAATAGATGAAATACTATCACTAGGTAACGAAAACCTAAGCAGAGAAGTACAAGATATGTTACTTGATGAAAAATTACAACTTGAAGATCTAGTAGGTCGTAATAAGAATATGGATGATGTAGCACG